GCACATGTGGCAGGTTATGTGCGCCATAACTAGTAGTCGTGATGATTTAACCTGTTTTGTATTGTCTCACAGTGAAATTGATAACACGGGAATTTCAAAACCTAAAACTGTTGGGAAATTATTAGACGATAAAATTACCCTACAAGCGATGGTAACAGTTTGCTTGCATACCAAGGTCAGAGATGGTCAGTATCAATTTTTAACGCAAAATGATGGCAGCCATGTTTGTAAGGCTCCTATGGATATGTTTGAGGGATTATTAATTCCCAACGATCTACTGTTAGTCAAAAATGCCGTAGAAAACTATTATAACTAAGGGGATAAAGATGGCTGGATTTTGGGAGAGTGATTTGGGAGAGGTTACAGGAAGTAGTCAAGATGCTTTTGCGAAAAGCTTTGTCTTGGTGCCGGATGGTACCATGGCATTAGCTAGAATTGACAAATTTATCAATGATGAATATAACGGAAATAAATTTTTGAAAATTGAATGGACACTAACTGATGGAGATTTCAGAGGCGCCAAAGTTGAGCAGAAAATTAAAGTATGGGGTGATAGTCGCGACAAAGACCCTGTAAAAACCCGTCATCGTGCTTTGAATATGCTCAAGCTCTTATTCAATCTTTATAATTTAAAACCGCGTCATTCTAACGATCCAACTGATCAAGATTTAGCACTATTCATAGACAAGGTTGCAGGCATTAAAATACGTGAAACTGAACCTAATGCCGATGGTAAACAATATAACTGGGTGGCCGAGGTTCATCCGCAAACAGGGTTTAAATGTGAGACAGGCATTAAGATCGTGGTTACCCATAACCATCTCAATGAGGCCAATGACTTGTTTGATTCGGCGTTTTCTAGAAATAAACACGTGAATAATGAAAGCGATATTCCGTTTTGAAGGAACTAATAATGACAATAGGAAGGCTTACTAAGTTAATAGAGTCCATAGATTATAGATCGGATGAAAAACGTAATTATATCGGAGCCTCAAGTATAGGCTCTGATTGTTTACGTCAGATTTGGTATGAGTTTAAAAATGCAGATGGGGAGATTGTAACTAATAAATTAAAAAGAACTTTTGATATTGGTAAGCAATTAGAACAATTAGTTTTTTCTTGGTTGACTCTCTCAAATGTTAAATTTGTAAGTCATCAATTACAGTATGAAGACGAAGAGCTTTTGTATTTCCAAGGTCATATTGATGGATTTCTGCCAGAACTAGAGGCAATACTAGAGATTAAAACCGCTAAAGATTCGAGCTTTAAGGGATTTGTCAAAGATGGTTTAAAAAAATGGAGTCTTAGGTATTATGCACAATTACAATCTTATATGGGAATGTCTGGATTTCATAAAGCCTATATACTTGTATTAAATAAAGACAATAGTGATATTTGGGATGAAATGATAACTTTTGATGAAACATTTTATTTGTCTTTACGTGAGAAAGCTAAAATGGTTTATGAAGCCGTTATTCCGCCACTACGGGTTAATAACTCACCTCTCTGGTACCAATGTAAGATGTGCAAATTCAATAGGGTATGTCATGAATGATCTAAGAAATATTTGCGATGAGATGTTCAAAGTAACTTTTAAAGACATTTTGGAATGTATTTACTCAGAAATAGACTTTGCTATAGAAAGGACTTTAGAGTCTTTGGCGCATCTTAATATTCATGCCGATGAACATCTTATCAGAAAAGAGATTATTACTTCTATTGTTAGGATTTTGTCTAGCGATTTGGAGAAATTTAAGGGTGTACAATGAAATGGTATTCATCAAAAAGATTTAAACCTGGTCAAACAGGAGATCAAATAATATTTAGGCTTCCCTCTGGATATATACATACGGGCGTGTGGGATCACTTAAAAGATCAAGGCTATCATTTTGAAACTCACAGTGGAGATAGATATCCTTTGCATGAAACAACGCATTTCTGCATACCTGATCCAATTGAGATTGAAAAATGACTGAATTAGAAGATTTACTAAAAATATTGCCATCACAAATACATGTTCCAAGATTTAATTTTAATGGTAAAAAATTAAAACCGATTACATATGATTTAATAATTTTTAGATATAGAAACGATATTTCATATAGGAATTTAAAATGTACGTGCTCTGGAAATGTAATATTAAAAGATAAATTAATAGAATTTTATGATGGAGAATTAATTGAGAATGTAAAAAAAATGCTCGCTTGGGTTGTTGAATGGGGCGACGCAAATGACTCAAGATGAAGTTGATTTGATTTATGAATATTTGCATGAGAATTATGAGTATCAAGATGGAGAATTATTTTCAAAAAGAAAAAACAGAGTTATAGGTCATATAAGTGAAGACGGGAGAATGTCTCTTACCCTAAACAAAAAAATCCTTGGTAGAATCATTTTAATATCAATAGCTAAATGTGTTTTTATATACCATTTTAAAAAATGTCCCAAGTATATAAAGCATATAAACAACAATCCAATGGACAATAAAATAGAAAATTTGGCTGAGATAAACAACCGAAATACAACACTTTACAATCCAAAAACAAGAGGTGTATCTAAAAGCAGAAATAAATACCGCGTTATATTATCTATTGGGAACGGAAAAGCAAAACATATTAGATCATGGGATTTAGAAAAAGATGCAGAATGTTTTTATCAAAACGTTACATCTCTGATTAATTCAGGAGAAGGTCTAGAATCAGCTATACAATCATCTCTTTTAAAATTTACAAAAAATAATATAAAGAAAAGAAAATATCCTATTGGAGTACATCCAGTAAATAAAAGATTTGCTTGCGCTATGTATGCTAATAGAAAAAAAATATATATTGGCACATATGATACCCCAGAAGAAGCTTATGAAGAATATCTAAAAGCAAAAAATGAAAATACTTCGTAATTACCAACAACAAGCAGTTAATGAGTGCTGGAAATTCTTAAAAAAAGACAATGAGCCAGTCCTCCTCATGGCCTCTGTAGGGTCTGGAAAGAGCCTTATGATCGCATCAATACTATTAGATATTCAACATGCGCATAAACGCGCTCTATGCCTTGTAAATAACTCTGAACTCGTACAAAATAATTGCGTTACATTTAATATACAAGGTGGAGATTCCTCTATTTATTGTGCAGCGCTTGATTCTAAAGATACATCAGGCTCTGTTATATTCGGTACACCCCAATCAATATTAAATGGCATTAATAAAAATGAGACAATATCCCAGATTAAATTTAATCTTATTGTAGTAGATGAAGCCCATGCTATTAATTTTAATAATATTAACTCTTGCTTTATGCGTATATTACGTCATTACAAACAAGAATATAAAGACATGAGAATCTTAGGAGCCACGGGAACCAATTACAGATTTAAAGGAACGGCTATCGTAGGGAACGATTGTTTATTCCGAACCCAAGTGGGAAATATTACAACCCTTGACTTAATCAAAAATAAATATCTCATAGCCCCTCATTTTTCTGTTGATGAAAAACTAATCATAGATTTTTCAAAAGTTAGAATTAAACAAAATGGTCTATTTGACCAAAAAGATTTAGCGTTCGTTATTAATAAAAGTACCCGTATTACAGAACTTATCTGTAAACAAATTGTCCATATCATGGAATCTCAAAAAAAATTTGGTATCTTCATCTTTGCCACTACTAGGCGTCACGCTGAAGAGATTTTAAGTCACCTCCCTGAGACGCAAAGCGCTTTGATTCTTGGCGATACGCCTCAAGAGGAACGAACAAGGATTTTAGATGCAGCTCGTCAAGGTAAAATAAAGTATTTGGTTAATATCGCTATTATTAGCGTCGGGGTTGATATCCCTGCTTATGACACGCTTGCCTATTTAAGACCCACAGAAAGCCTTGTTTTGCTTGTTCAAACTATGGGGAGGGTCTTACGGCTTTCGCCAGATACCAATAAAACAGAAGCTCTTATCTTAGACTTTGCCGGCAATATAGAGCGTCATCGCGACTGGGACGACCCTATATTACAAGATGCAGTACAAAGCACTATTGATAAAGACAAGCCTTATGTAATCTTATGCCCTCAATGTAATGTAATGAATACAGAACATGCTAGGCGTTGCATAGGTAGTGTTAATGACAAACGATGTGATTATTATTTTGAGTTTAAAGAGTGCCACAATCAAGACTGTAAAGTTAATAACGATATTACAGCGCGTCATTGTCGGGCTTGCGAAATAGAATTAATTGATCCTAATGCCAAACTAAATCTGGATACAGTTAAGAAATCTTACCATGAAGTTCGCGTATTAGGCGCCAAATATGCATTATCCGGAACTAATAATAAATTTAGAGTAAGCTGTATATATTCTTGCATAGACAATAACGGAAGAAAACGGGATATCTTCGAGCATTATACGCCTTCTAGCGAAAAGGCTAAGAATGTATTCTACGGACAATTTGTAAGGCGTCATTGTAATAAATCATCTCAATGGTACCCGTACCTTATGAAACGACATAAGGTTGAAGAAATGCTACAGGAAATTAATACACCATCTAGATTATTAATAACACCAAATGAGAATGGCATTTTAATTAAGAAGAAATTTTTCGATTAAAAAAGGCCAAAAATCTGGCCTTTAGGATTAGTCCGCTTGAAGTAGAATAATCTTCAAGTAAGCACTATTAGTCTGAGCATTAGTACCTAGTGTTGGTGCAGTCAGAGTAACAGTGGCCGTAGATGTGTTAGCCAGTGTTAAAACATCTCCAACGTTCAAATGTACGAACACATCTGCTACTATTTCGTTAGCTTGTTGATCAGGACTCAAAGTCATGTTCGCAAAAGTAGATCCAGGAACAATCACACCATTTTGAAATAAACTTAATGTCCATACAGGAAGAGGCGTGGCTATTGGATTTAATGATCCACACATTCCTGTAAATACATCATACCAACCGGCACGCTTTATAGTTATTTGTCCATTAATAGCTGCCATTGAAACGTCGATATTTGCAGTTGCAAAGATTGTTTTTTCCAATAAGACAACTTGACCAGCCAAATTAGGACCAGTAGATGCGGTTAAACTTTGATTTTGTGTGGAATAAATTTCTGCAAATTCAGGTGCAGGAATTTTATCTCCGCCACCACAAGCAACACAAGAACCAGGAATCCCTTGTGGTCCTTGAATACCTTGTGGACCTTGCAACCCGTCTTGTCCACGTGGACCTTGGACACCTTGTTCGCCTTGTATACCTTGCATAGATTGACAGCAACCGCATTTATCTTGATGATCACTCATGATAATCTCCGTTGATTAATGTTGTTTAAAACATAAGTCACCGAGGCCCATGGGATTAAGAGAGATAATTCGAATAAAAAGATGGGGATGGTTATTAATATTAGCATAACATTACAAAATAAATAATATATACTACGTCGTTTTATTTCAGAAGGAGTTTTATGTAATGCAGTACAGTTTTAAGCTATTAGGAATTTCCGTATTACTACTTTCAACAGCAACTCATGCCGGAACATTCAAAACCACTTGCCACAGTAGAGCTAATTGCGCAGGCGTCAATGAATCCATCACTTGGAATGGTCAAGAAGAACATTGGTGGCGCGTATTTTCGATACACCGTTCTAAGAAGTTAGGCGATCATTCCGAAAATACATTCATGAAATATGGACACCGTTGTGCAATTGTCCATTGGACTGAAGCCCAAGATGAGCATAATCCTTGGGTAGTTGAAGGGTATCACTTCTACATGGATTTGAATGGCTACGAAGTCTATGATTGCTACACCTATGCAACTGGCTGTAACTTAACTGAAGGGTGGTAATAATATGTATGAATTACTTAAAACTATATGTCTTTCAATAATATTAATTTCTCTATTTTGTAACCAAGCAAAAAGCTCCGAATCCCAACAAATGGACATCCCACAAACTCCAGAGAACCAAGCATACTTTGCAGCCGTCGATAAAGACCCGTCTAAGCCTCACAAAATGCCCAAAGCATTAGCAAAGATGATCTTCGGTACAAGTCATGTTCCTGAGCCGCATTCAGGTGTACATATCAGGCCTATGTCTAAAATGAATATCTCTAAACAAGGTTTACAGGCATTCCAAGCAAGACAAAGTGCTATTAAGAAAACTGGTTATGTTAAAGAATATAATACTTATGCTTTAACACTACAGAATATCCAGCATGCAGCTGATGAGGACTATAAGGAATCAGCAACCGATACGACGCTTCATAATACGCATTTAGTCCGAACATTTAATGAATTGGAGCTTGCATATAAAGGACAGGACATACCATTAAGCCTTGTAAAGTCTTCAATTGGCTATTCACCTGCAGGGATGTTTATGGACAATGACAAATACAAAGGATGGTCTGCGTGGGGATTATTCTTTGTATCCCAAAATGATTTAACCTGTACTTATGATGAATCTAATGTAGAGATTTCTGGTGGCTCGGCTAATGTTGCCAAAGAAATCGTAAGCCATAATATTAATGGCAAAATAACTACGATTGTCACGTCGGGCAATAATGCTTCTGGCTTTATCGTTGATGCACAATGGTTTGATAAACGTTTTAGAAACCAATTGCGCTGCCGGATTGAGACTTATGATAAATCATTGGTGGATAGTGTAATTGCTATGGCTAAGGATATAGATAAAAAAAATGTGTGAACTAAATGATTGATTTAATAATCATCGCATGTCCGCCATATTCTTTATACAAAAAAGCGCCAGAGGATCAATCACATTCAGAATTAGTTGATTGCCCAATATGTAAATTGAAAATGTGGTTATCAGAAAAAAAGAAAGAATTGATTCTTATGCATACTACCATAGGAGATGAAATTCAGTTAATTTGTTACAAGTGCTTTAAAAAAGAAGCTAGTGAGTGTCCAGAGTTTTTTGAAGATTCAGAGATTATTAAGATATGAATGACTTCACCAAGGAAGAATGTATATGCAAGGATATTAAAATCCCTAGATGGGACATCTATATTTGTAGTTATTGTGGAAGACAATTGGCTTTTTTGACCACCCCAGAACTTCCTTACCATTTGATTCCATTTTGGAAAAAATTATTCATTAAGATTAAAGGATTTATTAGAAATGAATGACTTCACGAAGGAAGAACTAGAAAATATTTTAACATGCGTTAATGCGGTAAGTTATAACAATAAACAATCGGCTGAAACGCTTAAATCTTCAAAAGAAAAACTTAAATCCATGATTGATAACTATTGCGAGCATTTAGAATCCAAAGAAAATCATAATCCTTCCGTAATGGAATGTAAAAAATGCGGGGATTTTTTTGTTGAGTGACTTTACGAAAGAAGAATTACAATATTTTCTAATGACTATGGAGCCTTTTCATTTTCTCTGGAGACATGACCCGATGAAACTTGAAAATAAACTCCGGTCTATGATAGATAATTATTGCGATCATGAATCTGGTTACATTGATTATGATCATCAGGCTATTAAATGCAAAAAGTGTCATAGGTTAATAGAATGAATTACTTCACGAAAAAAGAGTTGCAAATGATTTACGAAAATTATAAAGGAACACAATATTCTGATATATCCGACAAAGCAAAGTTAATAATTGATAATTGTTGTGAGCATGAATGGCATACTAATCCTTATAATTACGTGCTTTATTGTCAGAAATGCGAAGAAACCACAAAAAGTGACACCCAGGAAAAATTATTAAAAAATAAAAGTGATTGAATAATGACAGATAATGAAAAATTAGTTGAAGTGTCTCTTTCATTGGAAAATAGAGCGTGTACCAAATGCGGACTAATTCAAATGCATGATGAAATATTCGGTTCAGTATTCTGTGATTCAAAAGAGGCGTTTTTTTATGGGTGTCCAGAAAAAGAGGAATGGCTTAAAAGATTCCCAAGCTCTCAATATGATGAATCAATAATCCCACTTCAAAAAATGACTCGACCATTCATATATGAACCAAAAGTCTAATTACTGTGATAATCAGACATATATATAAAAATACAACTTTTGTATCTATTGTAATACTAAATGTATACAAACTAGTAAGTTTACAGCTATTTAAAATGTATAAAATTAATACTAACAAAAAGATTAATTATTATACAGAATATTAGTACAGTTTGAGTTACAATCAGAACTAGAGATTTCCAGATAGTTTAATAAAATATCAATTGCCTCAGAATAGCCCCAGGCAACATGACAATCATAGCCGCGTTCTTTTTTTCTTTCCAAAAAATCACTTTGCTCTTTGGAAAGCTTTCCGCTTCCTACTTTTAATTCGAGCCAAAGTCCTGCTTTACCATTTTTTGGAATGGCTACAAAAATATCAGAAACCCCGCGCTTAACACCCATCCGTTTTAGTTTGCGTCCTTCTTGGATGGAACAACTGCGCTGATTAGCAAAATGATGGGTATCTTCAAAAACATCAGGCAAATTGTAAGAAACCCAATTCATGAAATTTATTTGTGCAACATCTTCATTCTTCATCGCTCCCTCGCATCATAAGAGCAACATCCTTTGCTCTTTGTCCTACTTGCATGGCCCAATCACTATTTAATGCGGCTCTTGCAGCTTCGGTATAGTTTTTAGATTCAATAGCGGCAATCATGTTCTTGAATTCTAACAGTCCTCCAATACCCAAATTAAAGCACATATTAAAAAGAGCATCTTTAACATTGGGTGGCGCATTGATATAGAAACTTTCTGCAAGTAATTCTTTTTCAGTTATTGCCATGTCATTATCAAGTAAGTAGTTGGCTTCATCCACTGATATGCCATCATCTTGTAAATCTCTACCCCAACCTATTGTGAGTTTACCTCTCGTATCAATATAGGCTTTGCTATCGTAACCTTCATAATGTTTTAACCATGACTTTAATTGGTCTTTAGTCATTGCAAATCCTTTGCAAAAAGGCCCCGAAGGGCCTCAGTTTTAGGCGGGTGTGACGATCCTATATCGCACATAGAGGATAGCCGTTGAATCGCCGGTCGCAAAATCTTGCGTTGCATTGGACAAATACACAGCAGTATTAAGAGAGGCTGTAGCGGTTACGCTTAAACTTCCAGCAATACCACCATTTGACAAGAACCCTGATGCAGCGACTCCGTTTAAGGAAGCAGCCGCTAACGTACCAGAGGCGACTGGGCCTGCTCCATGAACGGTGTTCCCGTATTGAGCTGCTAATACACCACCTGCTGTATATTGCGTGGTTACGAAGGCGATGTCCCATAGAATATTATCGATTAGGATAAGTTTTCCTGCACCAGGGGCTGCAATCAATTGCACAGGAGTGTCATACAAGGCTTTGATTTGAGTGGCTGTTAAGGTAACAGTCGCTGTGGCGGCCACATCTAGGGCTAATTGCGCATAATCAACTGCATTATTTGCAATCTTAGAGCCTGTGATGGCACCTGCGCCAATCGTAAGGACACCGGTATTAGAGAGGGTTCCATCTCCGCTTAGGGCAACAGGGGCCGCTACACCTCCAGAGCTTCCCACAAGTAAATCAGCCGAAGCTAGGGGAATTGAGGTTACGCCTGCGTTAGTAATAGCGACGATGCCTGACATAGCAACGTTAGCTGCAACACCTGAGCCATTACCAACTAAAATATGCGCAGAGGTTAATGGAATAGAGGTAACACCTGCGTTGGTTATTGAAAGGATCCCAGTTACAGCGACACCTGTTGCAATATTTGAGGCGTTTCCTACGAATATATTGCCACTAGGTAGCGAATCAGATAATCCACTAGAAGGTGCTAATTCAATAAATGTAAAGTTAACGGGGTCATAAGTAAAAAATCCAATTTGATTAGGGGAATAATAAATTAAAACGATATCACTTGGGAGCCATTGAAACTCACCATTATTTAATAATTGGATATTAGCATCTTCATTGGTTACATAGCCTGCGGCTGTAATAGTTGCTAAATTTGCGGTGGTTACAATACCCACGATGTTAGGGGTAAGGTTAAACTCCCTCAAAATCGAGGTTATTGTAGTTGTAGCGGCCATGATATCTCCCTATAATTTATCTTAGTTTATGTTTTAAATTCTTCCTTCTAATTCTATCTATATCATCAACACCGATATAATCACACCCTTCTGCATAGATATCAGTGCGAACCCCATGTTTACCTGCATCTTCTGCAGTAGTAAGCAGTTCATCATGATTCTCAAATTCTCTATCATCGAGTATTTCATCAACATCAGCACGGATTGTACGTTTCATAACAACCCCTTATTTTTTATGGTGTTCTTTTTTATGTTCTTTTTTGTGCTCTTTCTTATGTTCTTTTTTCTTATGTTCTTTTTTATGTTCTTTCATTTCTTCTCGTTTCATTTTTTAGATCTCCCTTTATGATTGAGTTTCCCTAACGTTTCGGCCAAACGAGCTCGTTTGCCTTCTTTACCACCTGCATGTGCAGCCTTTTCTAACTTTTTCTTAGGTATTTTTTTGCCTTCCGGAACACCAAGTTCTTTATGAAGCGCTCCCTTTTTCATTCCCATTTTTTGGATCCACTTTTCCGCCATCTTCAGTCTCCATTGTTTTTTCAAATTCAGCAGCCACTTGATTTATCATCTCTAACCAATGCATCGCTTCTGCTAAATGTCCTTCGAGTTTAGCAAAATTAGCTTTAGTGGATTCCATTTCAGCTTTAATCTTCAAAACACGGTCTTCAATATCAGCTTTGTTCACAACTACTTCTCCTTTTACTGGTTGATTATTACTTAGACTTTCCATATAAATTAGCATAGATAAAAATGAAAATGCAGACTTCAGAAACTTTTTTAATAGTAAAAATAATGCCATCAAGAAAACTCCCAGACCACGATTAACCCAGCACTTCCAGTACCACCGGAAGCACTAGAACTGGTAGAGCCACCTCCCGATCCTCCTGAACCATAGTTACCACCTGCAGAGCCATTTCCAGTGGCAGTCGTAGATCTTCCTCCACCACCATAGTGACTTTCTCCTCCACCACCAGTGGAAGGGTTT